CCACAACAAATGATGTAGTTGCAAAACACTAGATATAGTATTAAGATGGCTTTACAACACTACCTATGGTGTTTTTCATAGGGTTAATTCTTGGAGTTATCCATGTCAGAAGCACAAGCAGTAGTTGAACAACCTAAACAGGCTAGTTCAATAGTAACAAGTGAAAATTTAGCGGATTTTAATGCTAATAAATTAGGTTTAGCTTCCGAAGAAAGCCCAACTGCGGCTGATACTGTTGATGAAAAATCCAGTTCAGAGCCAGCGGCTAAAGAAGGACAGAGTGAACCAAAGTTAGCGGAAGATGAAGCGACCGGAACAGAAGAAAAGAAGCAAAACCCAAAGTTAGAAAAGCGATTTTCTGAACTGACCAAGCAACGTAAAGAAGCTGAAGCCAGGGCAGAAGAACTTGAAAGACGTTTGAAGGCATTAGAAAGCCAAGGACAACCGGCGCAAGCCCAGCCCCAAGGTGATTTGAAGCCCAAACCTGATGACTATAAAGATGCTTTTGAATATGCAGAAGCGTTATCTGAATGGTCAGCGGAACAAGCGTTATTAAGGCGTGAACAGGAAGTTAAGCAAAGAGAAGTTGAAGCTAAACGTGAAACGGTTATTAAGACCTGGCAACAAAAGCTTGAATCAACAATTGCTGAACTGCCTGATTACCAAGAAATGGTGGCATCAAGCACCGTATCAGTAAACGATACAGTTCGCGATGCGATCCTTGAAAGTGAAGTAGGACCAAGAATCCTATATGAACTAGCAAGCGATGACGAAATGGCTGAAAAGCTTTCCACTATGACTACTGCAAGTGCTTTAAAACTAATTGGGAAGCTGGAAGCAAAGTTTGAAAAGACTGAAGAACCAGCGAAAGCGGAAAAGAAAACTGTTGCGGCGAAGTCTAAAGCACCTGAACCTATTCGTCCTTTAAGGTCAACAAGTGGTGTAGCCGATGTAGGTATGGATGGCAACGATATGTCATACCAACAATGGAAAGCCGCTAGACAAGCTGGGAAGATTAGATAAGGTTAAACCTAATTTAATTTTGGAGCATTTAAAATGAGTAATAATTTATTAACCATTAGCAAGATCACCAACGAAGCGTTGATGGTCCTTGAAAACGAACTAACATTTACTGGTCAAGTTGACCGTAACTATGATGATCAATTTGCCGTTGTTGGCGCAAAAATTGGTCAAACTGTTAACGTTCGCCGTCCTGGCCGTTTTATCGGTGCAACCGGTCCTAACCTAGTAGTTGAAGATTTCAACGAAACTTCAGTACCAGTTACATTGTCAACCCAGTTCCAAGTTTCAACACAGTTCACAACACAAGATTTGGCATTAAGCCTTGATATGTTTAGTGACCGTATTTTGAAACCAGCTATTGCTACTGTTGCTAACAAAATGGACCGTGATGGTTTGTTAGTTGCTAAAAACAACACCGCAAACATCGTTGGTACTGCCGGTACTGCCCCAACTGGTTTGATTACATACCTGACTGCGGCCGCTTACCTTGATTCTGAAGGTGCGCCACGTGATGGCCGCCGTTCATGCACAATCGAGCCATTTACATCTTCAACAATCGTTGATAGCTTAAAAGGTTTGTTTGTTCCAACAGAGCAGATTTCTAGCCAATACACCAAAGGCTTGATGGGCCGTGATTCCGGTGGTATGAACTGGTATATGGACCAAAACGTTGTTTCACAAACTTTCGGTTCTTATGCTTCTGCTACTTTGTCATGCAACGTAACAACTGCAACTGGCTTCTTGACAAGTGGATGGGCTTATTCAAGCAACATCACTATCGGCGCGACTTCTGCGGCGGCTACATTAAACCAAGGCGATACATTCACAATCGCTGGTGTTTATGCAGTTAACCCACAAAACCGTCAGTCATATGGCAAATTGCGTAACTTTGTAGTTCAATCTACAACTGCAATTGGTTCAGGCGGTACTGCAACTGTTACCGTAGTTCCAGCCGTTATTACTGCTGGTCAGTTCCAAAACGTAAGCGTTACAACAACTGGTTCACAGACTGTTACCCCATTCAACAATACTGGCGTAACTTCTCCACAGAACATTTTGATGCACCGCAACGCGTTTACTTTAGCTTGTGCTGACTTGGAATTGCCTGAAGGCGTTCATTTCGCTGGCCGTGCTTCTGATAAAGAACTTGGTTTGTCAATCCGTGTGGTTCGTCAATACACCATCAACAACGATTCCATCCCAACACGTTTGGACGTTCTGTATGGCTGGGCTCCTTTGTACCCTGAATTGGCTTGCCGCGTAGCATCGTAATGAAATAGGGGGGATAAAACCCCCCATTTTTAAACACTAAATTTAAGGAATTAATATCATGGCAAATCCAGGCCCAGCAACAACCGTAACAAATCACCCTTCAAACCTAGCAACCAACCAGGCTATTCGTCTATTGGCTTCTTACCAGGGTGTTAACGTAAACGCAACAGGCGATACAGTTCTACCAATTTTGAATACTGGTAGCTATTCTGTTTCAAACGTTATTTTTACTAACGCTTCAGTAAGCTTATCAAGTGCCGCCGCTGGCTTGTTTACTGCACCATCTGCTGGTGGTACAGGAATCGTAGCTAACGCCGCTTTGTCAGCATTGACAAGCGCAACTGTTGTAAGTCAACGTACTGTTGCTTCAACTGCGGCACAAACCGGTCAAAACTTATACATCAACGTAGGTACTGCACAAGGTGCGGCGGCTACTATGGACGTATTTGTTTATGGTTACGACTTAACTTTCCTACCTTAATAGGGAATAGGAAATAGTGAGGAAAGCCACCCCCATAAAGGGTGGTTTTTTTCGTTTTTAAGCTTATAATTAATCATCCTCATTTAAGGAAAAATCATGTCAAAAACTACTATCTGCCGTGGCAACATTCTTGCCCAATCAATTGCACAAGTAACCCTTCCATCAACCACTATTGCTGGTACAACAAGTGATGTAACTATTACTGTTCCAGGCGTTCAACCAAACGATTTTATTCAAGCCGCTTTTGATGCCGCTTTAGTAACTGGCATTTCTATTGGCAATGCTTATTCAAATACTGCAAATCAAGTTGTTGTTCGCCTAGTAAATTCAACTGGTTCTTCAGCTACTCAAACTGCCGGTACATTGTTGCTTAAGATTTCATCTTGCGAAGATAGCCCAATCCCAGCAAGCGTGGTGTAATCATGACTACTACAATTGGAATCCGTCCAGTTGGCAAAACAACCGTAATTGCGGTCACTACTTCTGCTTCTACACCGGTATTAATTACCACAAGCAGTAATGATCAAATTACTTGGGCTGAATTTGCCAATACTGGTACAAACCCAGTAGCTATTAAGATTGCTACCGCTTCTACAAATGCGGTACATCCGGTAGCTGGTACGCCTGGTGATTACGTTTTGAACCATGATACTTCCATAGTTTTGGCCGTGCCAACCGTGCCGTATTATGTTTCAGCAATTACCGTCAGCGGCACTTCAACTTTGTATGTAACACCAGTAGATGCACAATAAATAGGACGTTTTATGGCCAACCCATCTAATACTGCGGTACAGAATTTATTACCAGTTCAAGCCTACTTCAATTTAGATGGGTCTTTTAGCACTTTTATTGGACAGGGTGTGCCGTTTTATGCAACGGCTAACCCAATTCAATCAGGTTTAACAATTACCAATAGCACGTTGGATTCAAGTCCAATAGGTTCAACAAGCCCATCAACGGGCGTTTTTACTAATATTGCTACTACAACTGGTACGATTTCTACCCAGCCAGTAGGGGCTACTGATCTTGTTAACTTATTGGCATTGCAATCCTATGCCGCTGGCATTAGTTGGAAACAACCTTGTGCCGTAGCAACTTTGACAAACATTACATTGTCAGGATTACAAACAATTGATGGTTACACAACATTAGCCGGTGACAGAGTATTAGTTAAAAATCAAACAAATGCCGCTAATAATGGTATTTATTTAGCTTCCACAACGGCGTGGACACGTTCATTAGATTGTGATGTATGGCAAGAATTTGTTTCAGCAATTACTTTTATTGAATATGGTACACAAGCTGGTGGCGCATGGTTTTGTACGGCAGTTCCAGGTGGAACAGTAGGCGTTACTGCAAACAATTGGTCACAATTTACTACTTCAGCAACTTATTCCGCTGGAACTGGCCTTACCCTTACTGGTTCAGTATTTAGCATTACAAATACAGGCGTTCCAGCATCTACTTATGGTTCTGCAACTGCAACCCCAGTATTTGCCGTAAACGCCCAAGGTCAAATTACTTCTGTAACCAACACTACTATTACCCCAGCAATTGGTAACGTAACCGGGCTTGGTACTGGTGTAGCAACATGGCTTGCAACCCCAACTTCTGCCAATTTAGCGGCCGCAGTTAGTGATGAAACTGGTTCCGGTGCATTGGTATTTGCTACTAGCCCAACATTAGTAACACCAGCCCTGGGAACACCAGCTAGCGGAATTATGACCAACGTTACAGGCTTACCGCTTACAACTGGTGTAACTGGTACTTTGCCGATAGGCAATGGCGGTACAGGTCAAATTACGGCTTCTGCGGCATTTAATGCGTTAAGCCCAATTACAACTGTTGGTGATCTTATTTATGGAAGCGGAATAAATACTGCTTCCCGTCTAGGAATTGGCACTACTGGGCAAGTTTTAACTGTTGTTGGTGGTGTTCCAGCATGGTCAACCGTTGCTTCTAACGTTTCATCATTTAGTGCTGGCACAACTGGTTTAACGCCATCAACCGCTACTACTGGCGCAGTTACATTGGCTGGAACATTAGTGGCCGCAAACGGCGGTACTGGTCAATCAAGCTATACAGTAGGCGATATTCTATACGCTTCAACCACTACTGCATTATCTAAATTAGCCGATGTAGCAACTGGAAACGCATTAATTTCAGGTGGTGTTGGTGCCGCGCCAAGTTGGGGCAAAATTGACCTTACAACAACTGTAACTGGAATATTGCCTGGTGCAAATGGCGGTACTGGTAACGGATTCTTTGCAGTTTCCGGCCCAGCAACAAGCCTTAAAACTTTCACTTTCCCTAATGTTTCTGCAACTGTATTGACTGATAACGCGCTGGTAACAGTAGCCCAGGGCGGCACAGGCGTTGGAACATTAAGTGGATTAGCTTATGGCAACGGCACTAGCGCATTTACTGCCGCAACTGCCGCCCAAGTAGTTTCAGTAATTGGATCAACTGCCGTAACAAATGCTACTAATGCCGTAAATACTGGTATTACTGACGATACAACTACTGCAACTACGGTTTATCCAACATGGGTAGGAACAACTTCAGGAAATCAACCGCAAAAAACTACATCAACAAGATTGAGTTTTGTACCGTCAACTGGTGTATTAAGCGCAACTACATTTAGTGGAAGCATTGCTGGAAGTAACGTATCAGGAAACATTTCAGGTAATGCCGCAAACGTAACTGGCACCGTAGGAGTAGCTAACGGTGGAACGGGTTTAACTTCTACCCCTACAAATGGCCAACTTGATATTGGTAATGGTTCAGGATTTACAAGAAACACAATTACCGCTGGTTCAGGTATATCTGTAACTAATGGTGCTGGAACAATTACTATTGCTAACACCGGTGGAACTTATACCGCTGGAACTGGTATTACTATTTCAAGCAACGTAATTAGTGCTACACCATATACATCATCTTCTTATGGTGTTCAATATTTGGTAGTTGCTGGCGGCGGTGCTGGTGCGAGCAATCCTGGCAGTCGTGGAAATGGCGGCGGCGGCGGTGCTGGTGGTCTTTTAATTGGATGTTTATCCGTTACACCATCAACTGGCTATACCGTTACAGTTGGTGCTGGTGGTGCAATAGGTGGTCAGCCTAGTGTTGGTGGTTCAGGAGCAAATTCTGTATTTAGTTCTGTTACTGCTACTGGTGGTGGCGGTGGTTCAAGTGCTGATTCAGGTGGTGCGGCTACTTCAGGCGGTTCAGGTGGTGGTGGCGGCGGTGGTG